TTCACCATGACGGCGGCGGCGAGGGCGCCGAGACGCTCGACATGCACGGGATAGCCCTCCGTGCGCTGCCCCGGCCGGCGGAGGTCGGATGGGAGGAGGGGGGGCACGCGAAGTGAGCGAACTCTAGGGGGGGGAGGGGGTAGGGGGAGGGGGGGTGCCTACTACTACCGGTAGCCGTAGGCTAGAAGAAGCAGGGGGTGAGGAACCCGGGCGCGGCCCCGCCGGGGAGGGTGGACCGCCGGCGCCGCCCCGTCCTTGCTCCTTCTGCCGCCGGCCCGCCGAACCCCCGGCCTACCGCACCATCTACGTCCGCGACCACCGGGCCCCCGGGGGGCTCCGCCGTGACTACCTGACCTTCTGCTCCGTGCGGTGCGCCGACAGCTACCAGATGGGGTGCGAGGGCTAACGTGGCGGAGTATCCGGAGGGCCTCACGGCCGCGCTTCGCGGCGCCTTCGCGGACGGCGCGGCGGCCGGCATCAAGGCGGCGCTGTCACCCAGTCCAGGTGCGGGCGCAAAGCTCCTTATCGAGCACCGAGACCGCGACGTGGCCGCGCGCCTGATCGGGATCTTCCTCCCCTGGTGGGCGTCCGGGCTGGCGGCCCTGCCATCTGACCGCGATAGCCTGATCACACCCGGGGCTCTCGCCGCGATCATCGGTCCGTTCGCCTGGTGGGCCGGGAGGTAACGCCGTGAGCGTCGGCACATTTCTCGCCTGCGCCTGGCTCCTGGCGGGCCTCGGGGCGGTGCTCTGGATCGCCGTGGACGTTGACAGCCAGCCCCCTGTTGATGACGCAGTGGTGTTCCTGTCGGTTATCGCCGGTATCCTCCTCGGCCCGGTAACTCTGCCCTGGTGGCTGAAGCGATGATGGCCGCGGTCACAGCCCCGAAGGAAGGTCGCAACCCTTCAGCTAAGCCACCTATCAACCCCTGCGGCGATCCGGAGTGCGCCGCCGGCGGGGACCACGGACCGGCCTGGAAGTGCCGAGGCCACAAGTCCAAGCGCGACGCCCGGGGCAAGAAGGTGCCTTGCGGCGCGCCCCACATCAAGGGCGGCCGGACCTGTAACTCCCATGGCGGTGGCGCTCCGCAGGTCAAGCGCTCAGCCCGTGAGCGGCTGAATGCGATGATCGACCCCGCGATGGCTATCGTCGAGAAGGGCCTCACGAAGATCCTAAACACCCCCGGGATGGAGGTGAGCGCTGTGGCCGTGAAGCTCGCCACGGAGGTGATGGACCGAAGCGGCTTCCCACGGGCGAGCAAGGTCGAGCTGGAGCAGGTCGAGGCGAAGATTACGGAGGAGGAGGGCCGGGCCATCGTGCTGATCGTGCGTCGAGCGTGCGAGCTGGCGGGGCTGGACCTTACCGAGGGTGCCGCACGGTCCGCGGTCGGTAAGGCCCTGCGGGAGTGGGCGGACAAGAAACGAAGAGGCGAGGAGGCGACGAATCCATGAAGATGCCGCGCGGACTGCTCAAGATCCTCATGGCGGCGAGTCGCTCGAGGCCGGGGTATCGCCCGCCGACGCGGACGAGTTTCCGCCCGTGGCCGCGCCGAGTGCGCCGACTCCTCGCCCGCGCCGGCCGGTATGAGGCTCGACTTCGCGCCGCGGCCCGGGAAGTACTCGAATCTCACGCGAGGTGGGAGGAGCGCTGGCTACGGAGCCAGGGGCGGTGGGATAGTGATCTGTGCCGGCGCGCGTTCCGGTTCGCCGTCGAGGAGTACGGCAGGGTCGTGGAGTCCGGAGATCCGGGCTGGCCCCCACTACGGTACTCCCGGCCCTGAGGACCCAGGCGGCCCCGCACTACTGCCGGTTGGCACTCCGGCTACTCAAGCGTTGGGTTGAGCGCTGCTGAGCGAAGTGGAAACTGATGTCGATTCAAATCGGACGTCCCCGAGCGCTGGAGCCGGCTGAGGCGGAAACGCCGCGTCGGCGCGGTAAGCACCGCCGGGCTATGCCGCGGCACGGATTCTGGGAGCGGCGTTTACTGGGTAACCCGGAATGGGCTCGGTACGTCGCGGAGTGCGCGCCCGGCCGGCGCTATAATGAAGAGGCTCGCTACGTCGCGTGGCTGTTCGAGCACGCCAACCCGGATGGCGTTCAGGGGCATACGGCCGGGCCACCTGGTCGGACTGCCCTGGCTGCCCGAAGTGCGAGCCGAACGACGGCCTGGTGCTGCGCCGTGGCTCATGGCGCACCACCAAGGCCCATGAGTACGTGTTCCTGCTAGCGAAGAGCCCCGACTACTTCGCCGACGGGGAGGCGGTACGGGAAGCTGCGGGGCAGCCGCTGGGCGCGCCGGAGCTGACCGCGCAACATAAGCGCGAGCGTTACCTCGGCGAGCCGGCCGTCGCAACCGGGGTGGCGGCATGAAGAAAGCTGACACCCCACCGATCATCCCGGAAAGGAACTCCGAATGAATCCCGACGTAGAACTTGCCCGCCACTGCGTCCGCCTGCTCAACGAGATGATCGCCTCGGACCCCGCCGCCACGACCGCCCTGCTCAAGCACCGCGAGACGTGCAACGCCACACTGGCGGACCACCCGACGATCATCGTGGCCGTGGCCGCGGACGAGAAGCGCGGCTACAGCGTCGGCCTACTCGGCGTCCTGAACGGTCTCTGCGGCTACTACGGCGAGGAGGGCTCGGGGCACGGGCCGGTCGCGGTCCAGTTCGAGAGCGAGCGGGCGCTACGGGCCGTGGTCCTGGACGAGGAGCCGGAGGTCGACCTCCGGAGGATCGAGCGTCGTGGCTAAGTGCGAGAAATGCGCGGACTGCCGGTGGTGGATGAAGGTTCCCGAATTCAGCGACGCCGCCGGGCTCTGCCAAGCCTCGACGACGGTACCGCTCGGGAGCATCTTTCCGAGGGTACCCGAAGACGATAGGCGTCGCACCTCGCTAGCGACCGTGACCAACGGCGAGCAACTCATTACAGGACCGCAGTTCGGCTGCGCCCAGCACGAAGCCAGGTCGTGAGCGACTCCCAGATCCCGATCCCCTACCTCGCCCCGGCCGACTGGGGCGCCGCCAAGCCGCTGGCGCGCCTCACGGTCGAGGGCGGTCGGTTCTACCTCCGCGGCGCGGCCCACGTGATCCGGGCCGGCCACCAGGTGATGCCCGGGGCTCGTGTGAACCACGCCAAGGACTACTGGACGCTCTCGATGCCGGCGAACCGCGAGCGCATACTCGGCCGGATCAAGTCGCTCGTCGAGCGGCTCCGGGAAGACTCCGGCGCGGAAGGGGGTGCGGCATGATGAGCGGCAAGGCCGCGCTGATAGAGATCGCGAGCGGGAGCACGGCTCTCGAGTTCCGCTACGCCGGCAACGAGCGGCTCTGCGGCGAGATCGTCAGGGCGCTCTCGGAGGGCACGGGCGCCGTCCAGGTGCGGATCACGGCCGCGGACGGCCGCCTGATCGAGGGCTACGTCGAATGCTTCTACGTCGAGTCGAGCGGGACCGTCCGGCTCGGCTTCGCGGGGACGCCCAGTTACGCTGCGCCACCGGCGGAGAACGTAAACTAGCTGTATGATGGAATCCCCCCGCGACGGGGGAATAGGTTGGGAAACCAAGTAGGAAAGGAGCCTAGAGATGAGCAAGCTGACCATCATGGGAACCGAGGGCCACGCGGAGCTGGCGTACGCCGCGGACCAGCCCGAGACTCTGCCGCCGACCGCGGCCACCCGCCGCGGTCGGCTGCGCCCGGCCGCCTTCGTCCGCACCGGCAACGCCGGCCGTCTCATCCCCGTGTACGCGCAGGATGAGGCGGAGCGCTGGATCGCTCGCCGTCTCGAGCGGGAGGCGGCGTGATGGGCGAGCCCGCAACCCCGCTCTGGACCCGAGACGAGGTGATCGACGTCTCGTGATCGCCGCGACCCAACCCGGACCCTGGGAGATGGCGGCCGACGAGATCGACCCGCCGCGACCCGCGGGCGAAGATCTCCCGAGCGATCCGCGGGGCTTCCGCGCGCTGTGGCCGGAGTTCTTGGGCCCGAGCTGGGCGGGCTGGGCCAGCATCGAGGATGCCGTCTTCGGTCTCGAGCCGGCGAACCCGGGGCTATTCGCCCGGGTCACCGGCGACAGGGCGCCGCCGACCGAACCGGTCTCCGAGGTCTGGGCGATCGTCGGCCGCGGCGGCGGCAAGTCTCGTTGGGCCGCTCGGATGGCGGCGTACTTCGCGACCGCGCGCGCCTATCGCCGCGCCCCCGGGGAGCGGATCTACTGCGGCATTTTCGCTCCGGATCGCCGCCAGTCCAAGGTCACGCTCTCCTACGTCTCGGGCCTACTCCACGAGGTGCCTACCCTGGAGCGGCTGATCGAGCGCGAGCAGCGCGAGAGCATCGAGCTATCCCACGGGACAACTGTCGAGGTGATCACGGCGAGCAAGGCGGCACCCCGCGGCCGGTCCTACGCTCTGGCGATCATCGAGGAGGCAGCGTTCCTGCCCCAGGACAGTAGCTCGGACCCGGACACGGAGCTGCTCCGGGCCCTGCGCCCGGCGCTGTCCCGGGTGGAGGGCTCCATGCTCGTCGTGATCTCCTCACCGTACGCCCGCAAGGGTGAGCTGTGGAGGGCTTGGGAGCGCTACTACGGCAAGGACTCTCCGTCCTCGCTGGTGGTCCAGGCGGACACGCTCACGCTTAACCCGCGGTTCGATGTCCGGGAGATCGAGCGCGCCCGCTTCGAGGATCCGGCTTCCGCCGCGGCGGAGTACGGCGCGGAGTTCCGGCGGGATGTAGAGTCGTTCGTGGCACGCGAGGTGGTCGAGGCCGCGATCGCGGACGGCTGCCGGGAGCGCCCCCCCCGACCCGGGATCGACTACCGCGCGTTCGTCGACCCCTCGGGCGGATCAGTGGACAGCTTCACGCTCGCGATCGGACACGCCGAGGTCCGCGGCGGCCAGCCCGTGGCGGTGCTCGACGCGCTCCGCGAGCAGCGCCCGCCGTTCTCACCCGAATCCACCGTAGAGGAGTTCGCGGCCTTGCTGCGGACCTACGGCGTGCGCCACGTGGAGGGGGACCGCTACGCCGGCGAGTGGCCGCGGGAGGCGTTCCGGCGGTACGGCATCGAGTACGAGCCGGCCGGCGCGCCGAAGTCCGACCTCTACCGCGACGCGCTCGCCGTCCTCAACGCCGGCCGCGTGGAGCTGCTCGACCACGAGCGGCTCAAGACCCAGCTGGTGGGCCTCGAGCGCAAGACCGCCCGCGGCGGACGCGACTCGATCGACCACCCGCCCGGCGGGCATGACGACGTCGCGAACGTAGCGTGCGGACTGGCGTGCCGGCTCGCCGTCGTGCCGCCGAAGAAGCAACCTAGGAAGATCCGCCTCGTGGCGGGTAGGAGGGTACTTAGGCGATGATGAACAAGGGCCGTAGAAGGAGCGTACTACCCGAAGCCGTCGTGGCCTTAGCGTTGCTGGCTTACTGCACCGCCGGCTGCACGGTCGCAGCGCGCCAGGTGCAACCCGCCGGCCTCGACGACATGGAGGCCGGCTGGATCAGCTACCCGGAGGACGGCCCGGCCGCCAGTCGCGCACTCGCCCTCCGCCGCGTCCGGGAGTACTGCGGCGGGCCGTTTACCGTGACGGGTGAGCGCCCGACCTGGGAGCGGTACGGCTTCTCGCTGTTGCCGACACCGATGATCCGGCTGGACTTTCGCTGCGGGGCGGCCTAGCGATCCTGGGCATGGTACGGAAGGAGCTAGGGCTGTGACCCGTACGGAACAGCTCGAGCGGCTCCAGGCCGCCTACGCCGCGGAGGCGCGCCCGGCCTTCCGGGACCTCTATGAGCAGGCGCTCAGGCTGTTCTCAGATCTCACGATGGCGGAGGTGTGCTCCTATTGGCTCGGTAACGGTGGCGCGACTACCGCGGAGGAGATCCGGGCGCTCAGTTACGAGGAGCTGGTCGAGCGCGTCCAGCTCTCTGCGGACCGCGGCCGGCTAAGTCGCCGCTGGCGCCGGTTCTGGTTCCGGTTCGAGGCGATCGAGATCCGGCGGGCCGGCCGGCGCGAGTTGCGAATGGAACGGCGCCGGAAGCGATGGGGTTGGGCGCCGTGAACCTCTTCAACGAGTTGGTGCGGCCCGCACTCGTGCTCGGACCGCGTCCGCAGGCCGCTACCGGCCAGGCCTGCCCGAAGTGCCGCTGGGCCGGCAAAGAGTCCGGCTCCGGCTGGACCAAGTACGTGTGGGTCTCCCCGGGGGACGCCACCCGCCACAACGTCCGTGACGAGGGCGGCAAGCCCGTCGGCGAGTGCCTCATGGTCTCGTGCGGGCGGTGCAACTACCGCTGGCGCGAGGACGTTGCAACCCCGGAGCCGGAGGCCAAGCCGTCGTGAGTGACGTCCGCTGCCCTTCGTGCTCCCAGCTTATCGCCCGCGTCCGCGAGAGCGACGGCGCCGTGGAGGTGCGTCAGCGCGGCAAGCCGCTGGCCGTGGTGCGCCAGGGCGAGGTCTACTGCGCGCGGTGCGGCGTCTCCGTGGGGGTGAAAGCGGACCAGCCGGAGGTCAAGACGGTGTTCCGCGGCCTTTCATAGTAGACGTAACCGAAGCCAACCATTCGACTTACGGACTTTCTTCGCCAATCTTCACGTCGGGGGTTTACTTTTCCGCGCCGGGGCGCTATAGTTGGTTCAACGAGAAAGGGGAAACCGAAATGGAGACCATCGCTAAGCCCGCGAAGCTGAAGTCCGGCGCCTGGGGCGCCCGCGTCGAAGCGCCGGTTAAGGCCGGCGACACCGTTACGATCCGGACCGCCGCCGGCAAGTCCTGGCAGGCGCGCGTCGAGCGCGTCGTCTGGACCGACGGCTACGTCTCGCTCTGTGCGACGCAGAGCCTGGACCGCCCGGCGAGCAGCCGGCCTACCGGCGAGCGCGGTATCTGCGCCAACTGCGGCGACCGCTGCAGCCCCCTCTACCGTACCTGTTATGAGTGCTCGCGCGGCGGCGCGAGCTTCTACGACGCCGGCCGCTTTGTCCTCGGATCGGACGACTAACCCCCCCCTATGAGCGGGCGGCATACCGCCCCCCGCTGACCAGGAGCCCTGAGAGATGACCGAGACCCTGAACCCCGAGCTTACCCCGACCGAGAGCGGCGCAATCTTCCTCGAGCGCGTCGCGGTCGGAGACACCGGTTATCATCTTGAATTCCCGCGGCAGGCGGCGCGTTGCTCAGGTAACGCGCGTCACCGCCAAGCAGATCGAGGCGGGCGGCTCTCGCTTCCGCAAGCACGGCGGTGACGAGATCGGCTCGAGCAGCCGCTATAGCCGGTCGTCGGTCCGCCTCGCGTGCGCCGGTGAGATCGAGCAGCTGCGGCGGGAAGCCGAAGAACGGGCTGCGGAGTACGCCGCCTCCGCCGCCAAGGATCGCGAGGCCAAGCGCGGCCGGACCGCCGGGCTCCTTTTGGCCGCCCACGAGGCGCTCAGGGCGAAGACCGCTGCCGAGGTGGACCCGTTGTCCCGCGACGAGGACAGGTTTACCGTGACGCTGGGGGTGGCCGTACACGAGGCGATCTACGCCCTGGACGCCGCTGAAAAGGGCGTCCGCTCCGCGGCCGAGTCGCTCCGCCGCCAGGCCGAGGAGCTGGACCGCGCCGTCGAGCGCGACGGCGGCTATGTCGCCTCCTTCTACTCCCAGGCGATGTTCGAGGCCCGCGGCGAGGAGGAGAAGCGCGCCGCCGCCGTCGAGAACGGCCGGCAGATCGTGAAGCTGGTCGCAGCCCACCTCGGCGTCGAGTTCAAGGAGCTGGTCGCTCCGATGGCGGCGCCGGCCGAGCAGTCCGATATCATCGCGGAGGGTGAGGACGGCGCGGTGATCCACGACACGCTCGGCGAGGAAGGCGGCGCGTCGTGAACCTGGAGCCAACCGATAAGGTTCTCCGAACCGTCGGGGAGACGCGAGGCGCCGCTGCGGCAGGCTGCCCACGTCCACGGACAGTACGTCTGCCGCGACGCGGATGACTGTAACCGGGCGTGGACCGAACAGGAGGGGAACTTGGCGTCATGAGCGACCAGTACCCCGAGGAGTACCGCCGGTGAGCCCGCAACAGCTCGACCGCGTCGCCCGCGCGAGCGACCTCTTTATGCTCGGGGAATATGACGGTTCCCACGCCTGCGCGGTTCACGACCGCGACTACTTTAGTTCGGACGCGGACTACGAGGAGTACATGCGCGGTGTGCGCGAGGGCGAGGCGCGGGTAGCCTTCCGCGTCGAATCCTTCTCCGCAAAAACACTCTCGCACCACGGATCCGCCGGTAAACGAGCGCGGCGCGCCGGGGAAGCCGCTTACTCTGCCGGTGTCGACGGCTACGGCCGCCACCACAGTCGCCCCGGGTGATGAGATACCAGGCGTACCGCCCGCCGCCCGCCGGGGCGGTCATCCTCGCGGACCTGCCGCGGATCAACTTCCTCGGCGAGTCGCGCGTCCTGTACCCCTGCTCCGCGTGCGGCGTCGAAGGAACGTGGGGCGAGGGCTGGGAGTAGTACGGATCGATGCTCGACTGGGACAACGGCTACGTGATGGAGATACTATGCCCGGACTGCCCGCGATTGGAGAATACCTGACGGCCACGGAACGGCTGATCACGTCCGAGGGCCGTCTCGTGATCCTGGACTTCCGCAACCGCCGGGCCAGGCCCGCGCGCTGGGATCGCCCGGGGCGACCCGCCCTGGACCGCGTAGTCCGGCTCGCGGAGAGCGGGGGCTTTACTTCTGTCGCGGGCCGCGGTATAGTACTTCCCGTGAACGACCCGGGACGATCAAGCGACAAGAGCATCGGCTCCGGCTAGTCCGGCGTCCCCCCTTTCCGGGTCGGTTCACGCGCCGGGTGAACCCGGAGCCGGTTTTCCGCTCATTGATAACGGTATAGACTTTCCCGCGTACTGCCGTAGCGTACACGCAAACTAGCTCAATCGGTAGAGCATTCGATTCGAAATCGAAAAGTTCCCGGTTCAATTCCGGGGCTTGCGACCATAGGACTGCTGCGCGAATCCGCGGGGAGTTTAAGTTTACCCTTTGCGAAACGATGATCGGCTGCTACTGGGGAGCTTACACGCCTTCTAAGCGAGAGGTCGCGGGTTCGAATCCCGTCGCGCCCCCGGGCGCGTAGCTCAGTGGTTAGAGCGCTAAAAACAGCTCCCCGACTCGCAGCCAATAGTTCGTTGAAGTCGCCCGCTACTGCGGAGGTTACACGCGATTGGAGGTTCGAATCCTTCCCACGGCGTAAGCCGAGGTACCAAATGGAAAAGGAAGCCGGCCTCCGGGCCGGCCTTGCGACACTAAACCCTCCACGACTCGCGGGCACTTGATCACCGCCCACTCGGACGCTTACATGCCTCCTAACTATGGCCTGGCAGCCAACAGCGTCCGGACTCGGCGGTATTTCCTCCTACTGACTCGACCTTCCAACCGTAAACCCCAAAGCAAGCAACGGAGGTCTACCGCGCGTGACTCAGGAAACCGGCCTCACCAAGCAACAGATCCTCTCCGAGCTGACCCGCTCGCCGCACGGCGCGCTCGCGGAGTACGTCCCGGTCGGCCAGCGGGCCGCCCAGGATGACCCGGAGTTCCTCGCGCACATGGTCGCGTGGAACGAGAAGAAGGGGTCTATCCGCGACTCTAAGGTCGCGCTGCCCGTGGTCTCGCTCAGCGTGCCGGGGTTCAACGGCGAGCTGGCGGAGAACTCCCTCGCCCACCTGGCGCTACTCGACCCGCGCAACCTCCTGCGGGCGGTCCGGTTCGCCCGCGAGCCGGCGCTGCGTCCGCGCGGGTGGATGCGCCAGATCACGGCGACCGTGGAACGCTACCTCCGGGCACGCGAGGCGGTGCCGCCGTGGTGGGACCGCGCCGCGCTCCAGCACCGGACTTCTATGCGTGGGCTCTACGCGCTGCTCCACGTCAAGCCGTGTGACCGCGCGAACAACATCCTGTTCGCCGGGGTAAAGACCGGCGTATTCAAGGTGCTCGCGGAGCTGCAGTCGATGCCCGCCGCCGCCGCGGCCGGCGCCATCGCGGAGAACCGCATCCCGTTCCTCATCGCCGTCGGGGCCCTGGGTGCCCGCGCCAAGGAGGAGGAGCTGGTGCTGGCGCTGATCGATCGGATGACGCCGGCGGAGCTAGTCACCAACTCCAAGGCCCTGGAGCGGCTCGGCGTCGGCTCCGTGCCGGCCCTGCGCGCCGCGTATGACCAGGCGCTCGTGCGCGCCGCCGAGAAGGGTACCGGGCTCAAGGCGACGCGCGCCGCGGGCGCCGTGAAGTCCGTGAAGACCCGTAAGCAGCTCGCCGGCGTGCAGGAGAAGCAGCTCGCCGCTGGCGCCGGCATCGAGGGCAACTGGCTCGTGCTCGGGGACAAGTCCGGCTCGATGGCGTGCGCCATCGAGGGCGCGCGGCAGGTCGCCGCGACGCTCACCAAGTTCGTCCGGGGCAAGGTCTGGCTAGTGTTCTTCGATACCGCGCCGCGGGCGCTCGAGGTCACCGGCAAGACGTACGAGCAGATCCTCGCGGAGACCGCGCGCGTTAAGGCGGGGGGCGGCACCTCGGTCGGGTGCGGCCTGCAGTGGGCGCTCGACAACGGGTGCGACTTCGACGGCGTCGCGATCGTCTCGGACGCTGCCGAGAACACCGCGCCGCTTTTCGCGGCGGTGTACGGGCGCGCGGCGGAGCGGCTCGGCAAAGAAGTGCCGGTTTACCTGTACTGGATGATCGCTCACGGCGGAGGGCCGTTCGGTTACCTCAACCGCTCGCTCCAGAACTCGATGGCCCGGGCCGGGCACGACCTCCAGGTGTTCGAGCTGCGCGGCAACGTGGACTACTACGCGCTGCCGAACCTCGTCCTCACGATGCGGGCAAACCGCTACTCGCTGATCGACGAAGTACTCGCAACGCCGCTTTTGACGCGGGACGCCGTGTTCACGCGGACCACGGAGGCGTGAACCGTGAAGTGGCATCCGACGCAGAGGTTGGTCAGGGATGAGGCGGTCCTACGTCAGCGACGAGAGCTACGAACGGGCCGCCTCGGCCCGCAACAAAGAAGGAGGAGACCCGATGGACCTGATCCACGTGCTGAAGAACCTGGACCTGGACTGCTACTCGCTCGACGACATCGTCGGCCTGGCCTCGCTCGCGCGCGTCGCGGAGGGCGAGTACCTCCGCGGCACCCTGCCGGTGCCAACCTGGCTCACCGACGCGATCGGCAAGCTCGAGCGCACCATCGAGGCCGGCCGGCGCGATGCGCTCGAGGCCGAGCTGAAGCGGGCTCGCGGGCGGCTCGAGGGGCTCAAGACCGCCGAGGAGAAGCGCGAGGAGACCCGCGCGCTGATCGAGCGGCTCGAGGCGCAGCTCGGCGGCGGCGAGTAGGCGACTGGACCAAGTGCTACCTAGGCCGCGGAATCCCGGCTTTGCATAGTCCATCGCGGGGCCTCCGGCGAGGGCCCCGGGCTCATAACCCGGGGAGGCGGGATCGACACCCGCCCCCGCAACCAAGAAAGGAGAGCGACTCGTGAAGCTCGCGTTGGACGATCGACGGTACCTGCGGAGGAAATCGGTCCCGCCACCGATCGCCGAACCGCGTGGGACTCTGCGGGTGGCCGACCTCTTCTGCGGCTGCGGGGGGATGAGTCTCGGCCTCCGGGAGGCGGCACGACGAGCTGGGCTCTCTATGGAGATCGTGTTGGCCCTCGACCTGGATCCCGATGCGGTTGCAGTCTTCGCTAAGAATCTTGGGAACGCGGAGATCGGCAAGATCGAGGGCTATTTCGATGGTGACGTTGCGTCGGATTCACTGACATCGCGAGAGCGCTACGTACGCCTCATAGCTACAAGAGTGTGTACGGGCGCATGAGGTGGGACGATCCAGCGCCGACGATCACGACGGGATTCGGTTCCATGGGCCAGGGGTGCTTCGTCCACCCGGCAAACCCCAGGACCATCACACCTCACGAAGCAGCGCGACTCCAGACGTTTCCGGACTTCTTTTCGTTCTCGGCGGTTACGCGGAGAAGTTCTTGGGCTCGACTGATCGGAAATGCAGTGCCGCCGTTGGCCATCGTACGACTCCTCTCAAGGGTCTGTGACCATCTCGCGAAGAGAAGTGACGGAGGTGTCAGTCAACCTCGCGAGGCAAGTCGGCTGCCGTGCTCGGGCGCAACCGTGAGCAGCTCAAGGCGATACGCCGCGGCGAGTGGACAGAGGCTCAGGTGCGCGATCACTTCACCCGCTCGGAGCCGCGGCTAGAGCAGCTCTACCAGGACAGCAAGCTGCCGCACGGGCCGGACGAAACGGCGATCAAGGCGCTGCTCATGGAGTGCCTTGAAGAGCACTTCGGATCCCTCGCCGCAGTCGCCATGGACGAGAGTCGGCCGCTAGCCGTACTACGCGAGGTGGACGCGGCCCTGGATCGCGTGCGCGAGCTACTGTGAAGCTCTGGCTGGACGACCTCCGCCCCGCGCCCGCTGGCTGGATGTGGGCGCGCTCGGCCGCCCGCGCGATCGAGCTGCTGCGGACCGGAGAGGTAGTCCAGGTTAGTCTCGACCACGATCTCGGTATGGACGGCCACGGACAGACGGCGGCGGGGATCATCCTTGTAAGGCCGGTCGAGGAGGCCGGCACGGGCTATGACGTCGCCGCCTGGATCGAAGAGCAGGCCCACGCGGGCGCTCTACCGCCGATGCTTTGGGCGATCCACTCAGCGAACCCAGTGGGCCGCGAGCGTATCCGTCAGGCGATGGAGTCGGCGGAGAAGGCGTGGAGGAGAGAAGGGCCGCCGCCCTAGAGGCTACCCGGGCGGCGGTTAATAGCTTACTGCGGCAGCAGGTACGCCCCGGCGAATCCCCTGGCAGGGTCGCCGTACGGGTCGATGAGCCCGTTCTCCTCGGCCCACCTGCCGACGAACGCCTCAACGGGCGCCTTGCCGGGAACGGTTCCCGCCCCGCACCCTCCCAGGACGACCTTCGGACGCTCGCCGGGGCGCCCAGGGGCATCGGCCAGGTAGGCCAGCCCATGGACGCACGCGACTTCCGGGAGGTCCCGGAGGCCCGTCACCCCTCTGACGTCGAGGACCTGGTGGCCCCCGATGTCGAGCCATCCCACTGGCTCGCAAGCCTGCCTGGCCTGGTCGACGAGGTGGGAGAGCACCCGCTCCGTGACGAGGATGTCGCGCTCGACCTCCCCGGCGGTGCGGGAGGCCGGTCGACCGAATCCGTCGGTCCGGGTGAGCACCTGCTCCACCCGGTACCGGCGCAGCTCGCCCGGGTCGACGCCGTAGCACTGCCCGGCGTAGGCCGCCGCCAGGCAGTGGTCCGCGGCGGCCGTTAGGACGAGCTCGAGTGGGACTTCGTAGTGCTCGCCGCCCCGACTAGCCACGAACCAGTCTGTGCCAGAGCCGCCCGCCCCTAGCGTGCCGAACGATCCCGGTGACACACCGGGATCGTTGCCAACCGGCGGCAAGGGGGTCCCCGGCAGCGGGAGCCCCTCCGACGCGAGCCAGGCCATGAACTGGCCTATGCTCGACGCCGGCAAGAATTCCGACGGCGGTCGGCCGAACCCAGCATCCCCGGGGTGATGGTGATCGATGGTGATCACCTCAGGGGCACCACCCCCCGACCATACGGACCATGCGGGGATACCACCCAGCGGCAAGGGGTCCGAAAGCAGTCGACACCTTCGGGCGTACCACCACTCGGGCGTGCCCCACCCGCCCGCGGTCGGGGCGCACTCGACCGCGATGATGCGGCCGGGCTGCTCCGGGCGGTGACTACCGTCCGCCATGAGGAGCGCGTCGCTCCGGTAGGCGGTAGGCGGGATCACCCGCCGGGGCTCGCGGTAGGCCGGGTCACCGCCAGCTGCGCCCGGCGATGGTTCCATCGTCGATGCGTAGGCGACCGGCAGCCCGGCGGCGATGGCAGGCTGCTCGATCGCGTCCATCTCGGGGTCTTGCACTCCGAGAACTACCAAGACGTCCATCTTCGTTCTCCATTCTCCGCGACCCCCGCCGACGCCATTGCCGGCGGGGGTCAATAGGTACGCGCCTGAGATGCTACCGAGGCGCGGAAGCGGTCAGGTTCCCATCATGCGGTTTCTCGGGGCGACGGCCCCGATAGGTGTGGAACGGACCCACCGCCGCGGATGCGAGCGGACGGTGATCACTTCCGGGTCGGCGGATCCGCCGTGCCTCCAGAACTCCAGTTCGGCCGGCGAACACGCCTCGCCGGGGACGGGGAACCCGCACTCGACGGCGATAATTTGCCGCGGGTACCAGGCGCCCGGCGGCGGGAGTGCGCGCTCAGTATCCGGCCACGCCAGCGACGTGGCGTTGTAGGCGGTCGCGGGGGTGACGCGCGCCGCGCCGCGTTCGGCGGGGTGGCCGTTGGTCGCGTAGGCGACCGGCAGCCCGGCGGCCAGAGCGATGCGCTCGATCATGTCCATCTCGGGGGCCTGCGCCCCGAGGACGATCAGGGTGTGGCTATCCACGGTCCGCCTCCTTCGCCGGGGCCGCCCACCCGACCACCGGCAGCCCCCGGCACGTCGGCAGCCCGCGATTGTCGCGGCCGACGCCGTTGACCGGCGCGACGCCGACCGCCTCGTAGCCGGTCGGCAGATCGGACGGATCAATCGTAGCTTCGAGCGCCGCCGCCAGCGCGGCGGAGAACGCTTCGTGCTCCGAGAGCACGTGCATGTCCATGTCAGAGGGGCCGCTCAGCATGGCGACCCAGCTCTCGGTGTCGCGGAAGCGGGCGAACTCGGGCGCCGCCTCGAGCGCGGTGCATCCGCCCCAGATCGCCCGCTGGAGATCTTGCCGCTGGTCGGCGCCAGAAGGAGAGAGCATCATGGGCATCAACCACGGCCGGTGGCACGGCTATCGCGAGCACGAGGGCGACGGCCAGGGCGGAGCGCCGCGCGAGAGCCGCGACGACCCAGCCGAGGGCTGCCGCCGCGCCGGGACTCAGGGCGGCTGGGTCGCCGCGCAGGGCCGCGCACAGCTCGGGCGCGACCCCGCCTGCACCGTCGAGATCGTGCGCCATGCGCCGGAACAGGAGGCCGTCGCGCCGGCGCTCGGCGCGGTCCGGGTGGACGTACACGGGGCCTAGCGGCGGGGGCATCTCGACTCCTCCCAGCTGCCGAGCGCGAGATGCAGCCAGTTGGTCGCCAGGTTGTGCGAGGCGTCGGCGACCGGCTCGGCGCCGGTGTAGACCTCGATCTTGGCGTCGATCTCCCGCCGGCAGTGCTCCGGGCTGGTCCCCGTCCCGCACCGCCAGTCCTCCGGCCCGTCGTACTCCGGATGCGCGAAGGCCCAGCCGCCGCTGACCGAGTCGGGGGTGATCTCGAACCCGCGGTAGGTGATGGGGGTCACGACGCCACCTGCTGCCGGACGTTGAGCCACAGCTGGCCCCACCGGGTGTCTCGGGAGTAGGTGAAGCCGCGATCGGCCAGCAGCTGGTCGCCGGCGATGTTGACCGCCAGGACCTCGCCGCTGTCGCAGTCGGCGACCATGCGCGAGTCGGGGTCGTAGTAGACGCCCGGGAAGTCGGTCAGTGTCGCCACGAGGGCGGGGGTGCTGTCGTCATCCGGCAGATCGATCGACCGGCCTACCTCGCGCAGTGCCTGGCGGATCTCGGAGTCGGTCGCGGTTCCCGGGTCTAGCTTTGCGTTCATCTTGTTTCCCCTTTCCCGTTGAGGCAACTATAGCGCCCCGGCGCGGAAAAGTAAACCCCCGACGTGAAGATTGGCGAAGAAAGTCCGTAAGTGGCCGTCGTTGCCGTAGGTTACGGGTTATCCCGCCGCGCGGGATGCTACCCCCGTGCGGCGGGCTAGCCCACTAAAAGGCGTACGCCGACCTACCGCCCGGCAAGTGGGCCTTGAGGTCAGCGTCGGAAGCGGCGATACCGTGCCGAAGCTTGAAGGCGCGGAGCTTCCGGGGGCTCGCTCCGACCTCACTCGCGGCGTCGATATCGATCTTCCCAGGGCGCCGCACGAGGCGCCCCCCGCGGCCCGGCCGGTACTCGTCCGGGCTGGAGAACTCCTGGCGGATCGCACGAGCCATCTTTGCGAGCTCTGAACGCTTCATCTCGATCTCCCTCCGTTGTCGTTGCCGTTATTGGTTGCTGTCACTGCTACTGCTGCTACTGCTGCTACTGCTGAGTTCCTCGCACCGCACTATCACCCGGGTATCGGAGAAGCCCCGCTCCCAGCGGCCCATGGGTAGACCGCCGGCCTCCCGGCACATACGATTCGCCTCTTCCGAGAGCCGGGACGCGATTTCGCACTCTAGCCTGCCCTCGGGCCCGCTCGGACCGTCACAGCCGACGAAAGCAAGCGTGAACAGGACGACCAGGAGTAGGAAGAGGATGGCGTTCGCCACCCGGGCCAGGGGCTCCCGGGGGTATCAGAAGGCGCGGCACGGGTGAATCACCACCGCGGCGCATGCTGCCAGCAGCGATCGCCGGCGCCCTTGACCCGCCGCCCGCACGGCGAGCCGTCGCCCTTCGGCGCGCCGCACTTCGGCGGCGCCTCCGCCGGCGGGCGAAGCCGCCGGAGCTCCCGATCGCGGATCTCGTCCGCGTACCGCGTCGCGACCAGCTGCAGGAACGCTGGCCGGCTGATACCGGTCTCACGGGCCACGCGCCTAAGCTTTTCGGCAGCGCCCCGCGGGGCGCGGATGACGACTGTCGCCTTTGGGTCAGATGACATCGTTCGCTCCCTTCTCCAGGAGCCGCGAGCCCGCGGCCTGGACCTCATCCGTCATGGCGTCCCAGGCCCAGCGCCGCAGGTCCTCCTCCGTAGCGGACCCGTCATCGTACTCACGCAGCTCCGCGACGTAGTCCTCGAGTGAGAGGGACTCGACGACCGTACCCTTATCGTCCAAGATCGCGATCTTCACCACGGTTCCTCCTCGATGCCGTTGATAGGATAGAATGATCGGGGTGCCCAGGTCGCGCGCGGCGGCGAGTAGCTTCCTTCCGGATGCGACCCCGTGGCGGTACGCCTCGGCGGTGGTCATGCCCTCACCTCCTTCGGTTCGTAGCCATCCAGAGCCTGCAGCGGTGCCGGTGTTTGCGGCGGTCCGCGGCGTAGGCTATCTCCCAGACAGGGGCTGGCATCTTCACGCGGCACGCTCCTTTCCGAGCGGGGTCTCCCGCTCCTCGCCCAGCGGGATGAGGTCGGCGAGTACCGTCGCCGGCTTGACGCACTCTCGCGAGTAGGCTTCGTGGACCTCGGGGCGGAGCCCCTCGACGCGCCACACCGTACCGTCGGCTCGCCGGACGCGCGCCACCCAGAAGTGCTTACGGCGGTTCCGCTCGGCGACGCTCATGGCGGGTGGTCTCGATTTCGTCTTGCAACATGGGTCTCTGTCCTCTCTGCCCGCCGCCCAGGGCGGGCGCTATTAGTGGGCGGTAGTGCCCTCCGCGTGCCGCTCGGAGGTGAGGCCGAGCGGGCGGCGCAAGGCGCTAGTACCAATAGCTACCTTGCACGGTCGCACGGGTCCTCCCCCGTGCGGTAGTAGTGGAGCACCTCTTCCACCTCCTCGGGCGGCACGTCAGCGGCCGGCGGGTACTCCTTGACGAAGGAGTCCCAATCTTCCGCGTGCCGCCGGAACACGCAGATATAATTCCCGTCCGGGGTCGGGAGGCCCGGGCCCTCCAAGGCTGCCCACCAACAGATGTGTATCGTCATGGCTCTCTCTCCTTCTGGCGCCGACCAGCGGCGCCGGTGTGCCTTCCGGGTAGATCCCGGGGGCCAATGGGGCCGCGCCCGGCCGCTGGCACCGGGCGCGGAAGGTCAGCACTGCCAGCCTGGGATGCAGGGGGGCAGCGGTTCGGGGTCGCACCGCCGGCCGCTGCAAGCGGGATCCGCCCGCAGGCCGCCGCCGGCCTGGTCGATGGTGCCGGTCGCCGGGGCCGCCAGCACCAGAGCGATGAAGGCGACCGCGGCGCCGCGCCCGGCGCGGTAAGCGGCGAGCGCGACAGCGGCAGGGCGGCGAGCGTCGGGGTCGGTCCCGCGGAGCCCGGCGCGGTAGGCCGCCCGCTCCGCCTCGAGTTGCGCCGCCTCGAGGCGGCGCTTCGCCATCGCGACTGCGCCGGGGTCGGCGTCGCGGGCGTGGGCGTCGAGCGCCGAGCGCAGATCCTGCTCGGCGGCCCGGCGGCGGGCCGCGGCGGCCTGGAAAGTGCGGAAGGGCTTGGGGTCGTACATGCTCATGCTCATGCTCCTCTCTGTCGGTCAGCCGGTCTATCCGGCCCCCGATCGAGCGCACCGGCTGCCCGATGCGCTCTCGGGGGGCCGGGCTAGATCCGTGTCACCCTGGCGTAGCTATCATGGCACCCCGAGCGCGGCAGCTCGATATCCCGGAGGACCTCGAGCCGCTGCGGCACCGTCAGCTGCGCGAGCTCCGACCGGAGGCTACTCATCGCCCAGCCCCAGCAGCAGCTCGTCGGCCGCGCCGGCGAGCAACTCCCAGTACTCGGCGGCCTCCATGCGCTCGGGAGAGTTGCCCCGGGCCGCCACCTCAGCCTCGACCAGGGCGAAGCGCTCCAGCGCGCGGTCCCGCACGGTGCGCAGCTCGGACGGGGACATCTTCTCGAGGTCGCGCTGCCGGTACGCGCCGACCTCGGTACGGACCGCCGCTATTCGGCGGTCTTCGGCGAGCCGGCCCACGGCGGTCCAGAGGTCGTCCGCGTCGACGCCGGCGGCGGCCGCGTAGTCGGCCGCGTGCTCCTCCCCGACGTCCCCGCCGACCAGGGCTACCAGCTCACGGGCGAGGGCCTCGGTCGCGAGCAGCCGGCGCGTCAGCTCCAGGTCGAGATCGCCCTCGGTCGCCCCGGCCAGGGTCGGCCCGGGCTCACCGGCGCGGCGCTCGCGCAGTGCCTGGCGGATCTCGGAGTCGGTCGCGGTTCCCGGGTCTAGCTTTGCGTTCATCTTGTTTCCCCTTTCCGTTGAACCAACTATAGCGCCCCGGCGCGGAAAAGTAAACCCCCGACGTGAAGATTGGCGAAGAAAGTCCGTAAGTAGACTTGGTTGCCTATACTTACGCTCGGGCGGCTCACCGCCGGCAACACACCCCGCTCGGGGATCGGGAGCCGGGGGCGACGTACTTGACCGAAGCAAGCAAGGAGGGTCGAGGATGGGTACGCCTCACGGAGATCGAGGGCGCTGGCCTCCGCGTAGTGGACGCCCGGTTCGCGGGCGGGCGTGGTCGTGAAGGCGAGACGGGCGTGCTCGAGGTCGTGACGATTACCGGATCCGGCCAGGCGGATATCCACCAGTGGTCAGGTCTGGAGTGGTCTCGGGGCGCGAGCCGGTTCAGTCGGTACCGCGTCGAGGAGGACGTCCAGGCGCCCGAGCTCAACTTCCGTCGAACTGGATACCGGCGTCGCGGTCTCGATCCGCGTCGACGGTAGTACGGTCCTTCACCGCCCCGGCTCTACGCGGCCCCAGTCACTGCGGGACGACGCGGTAGCGGGTGGCCGGCTATTCGCGGACGCGGGCCTGCTGATGGTAGGGTTAGGCGACGGTCTCTACGCGGCGTGGATGAAGCACTAGGCGTCTACGTCGCGCATCCCCTGCGCCCTGATCCGCCGCAGTTCCGCCGGCTCGATGAACCAAAGGGCCCCGAGCCTGTAGCAGGCGATCTCCCCTCGCCTGCAGAGCCTTCGCACAGTCTTCGGGCTGATCCCTAGCTCGCCCGCCACCTCGCTCGGCGAGAGCGGCCGTTCACGCCCTGCTGCTGGACTACTCATCCCGGGGAGTAAGTATAGCGCGAGGCGTCGCCCTTCGTAAACCTTCGCGGCCCCGGGGCGCCGCGCCCGGCCGCTTACGGCCGTCAGGCCCACGGGTCTCGCGGTATAAGCGCGCTTGGAGAGCGCCCGTCCGCGCCAAAGAGCGCCCGTGTAGCAAAGAGCGCCAGGACCCGGCCCCCCAGCCGGTGAGCGCCACGAACAGGGGAAGGGGAACTTCCCGGCGTGGCGCGCGACGAGCAGAGCGAACAGCAAGCAAACGGCAACGGCGATCCCTTCGTCGGGAAGCGCGTGCCGATCGCCGCGCTTCGGTCCCCGAAGGTCCGCGCTGAGGTCACTGCTGTCCGCGACCTCGCCTCCTCGATCCTCAGTAGCCAGGGCCTGCTGGAGCGCTCCCAGTTCGGCCAGGACGCCCACCGCGCCGGCTACTCCTACTTCGACCGGGCGACCGGGAGGCACCTCCGCGATCCCTTCAAGGAGTTGGGCTACCCGTCCAGTTCCCTCTCGGTAGCCGACCATCGCGCGCGCTACAAGTTCGGCGGCATCGCCCGCCGGCTGGTCAACGCGCTGCCTAAGGCCGCCTGGGGCCGCCGGCTCTTCGTCCAGGACGACCCGGACCCGAAGAATACCACGCCGTTCGAGCAGGCGGTTGCCGCGCTGTTCAAGCGGCTCGACGTCCTCGCAAAGCTGCGCCGGGCACACATCCTCGCCTCGCTCGGGCAGTACTCCGCGCTACTGATCGGCGCCGAGGGAGATCTCGACAAACCCCTGGAGTCGGTCACCGCTGAAGGGATCCTATACCTCACCCCGTTCGCCGAGGACCGCGCCGAGATCACGAAGATCGTCGAGGAATGGCGAGACCCGCGGTTCGGCCTCCCGGAAGAGTATGAGCTGGACTTCGGCGCGCCGGCGATGGCGCGCAAGGGCGGTGGCCGGCGCGCCTCGCGCGGCAAGCGGCTGGTCGGCAAGGCGCACTGGTCTCGCGTGGTCCACGTCGTACTTGACCCACTCGAGGACGATGTCTTCGGAGACCCTGTGCTCCAGGCGGTCTGGTGCTACCTGGACGACCTGATCAAGCTCGTCGGCGGCGGAGCCGAGGCCGCGTGGAAGCGGATGGACCCGGGCACTATCCTCAAGCTTCCTTTCCTACCCGACTCCGAGTTCGAGGCGGGACAGCAGGTCGAGTTCGACGAGGAGGAGGAAGAGGCCGTCCTGGCCCAGTTCAAGTTACTGCGGCACGGCTTGGAGCGCGTGATCGCCCTGCGCGGGGTCGAGGCTCAGACCCTGGACGTCTCGCAGGTTGTCTTCGCCGCGTCCGCGGACAAGGTGCTCGACCTGATCGCCGGCACCGCCGGGATGCCCAAGCGCATCCTGCTCGGATCCGAGCGCGGCGAGCAGGCTAGCACGCAGGACCGCTCCAACTGGGCGGACCGCGTCCAGGAGTACTGCGAGGGGCCGTGCGAGACCACGCTACGAGCGGTCGTGGACCGATGGATCGAACTCGGCGCCGTTCCGGAGCCCGCCGACGGGGAGTACGAGGCGATCTGGGCGGAGATCGACGAGCTGAACTCCGAGGAGCAGGCCGAGATGGCCGGCAAGATCGCGACGGCGAACAAGTCCCAGCAGGAGAGCGAGGGCCGGATCATCTTCACGGCGGATGAGATCCGCGACCGCATCTTCGGCCTGGAGCCGCTCGCGGAGGTCACCGAGGAGGGCGGCGAAGAGGGAGTCGACGAAGACTTCGCCGAGGAGGAAGAAGCGGAGCTACGCGCGGCGGCGGACCTCGCGAACCGTGAGGCGCCGGAGCCCGAGTGGCGCGCCGTGCACCGTGCGGCGGACTCTCGGCGCCTGAAGCTCGTCGCGGTGTTCCTAGCCCTGTGGGCCGCGGCGGCCAGCCAGCACCTCGAGGCGGAGACGCTCGAGCGGTTCCTTGAGAACGACTCGCGAGTCGGCGCCGGCCGCGTTGTGGAGGCAACTCTCAAGCGCGCGGAGGCAGAGTTCGAGGAGATGCTCGCCGACGAGCTGTCCGCGACGCTGACCGCCGGCGCCGAGGCGGCTCTCCGCTCCGCCCGCGGTCGCGGCTCCTGGTTTCGGGCCGCGGCGGAGGAAGACTTCCGCGCCGCGCAGTTCGAGGGCGTCTTCGACGCCACCAACCCCCGCGCCCTCCAGTGGGCGGCGGATCGGTCCTCGGCGCTGGTCAAGGAGATCGGGCCGGAGACCCGGCTTGCGCTCCAGGACCTGATCGCCGCCGGGTTCCGCGACGGGCTTCCGCCGCGGGTGCTGGCCCAGAGAATCCGCGAGTCCGTCGGCCTCCTGAGCCGGCAGGTCGGGGCGGTCGAGAGGCTCCGCGCGCAGCTCTACGGCGCCAAGCCCGGAGACCTGATCACGCGGTTCCCGCCGCGGCCGGGCGTGCGGAAGCTTGCGGGGTTCCGGGTGCGGGTCCCGGCCGGCGGACTCACCAACGCGCAGGTCAACAAGCTCGCGGCAAAGTACTCGCGCATGCACCTGAACCTCAGGGCACGGACGATAGCGCGTACCGAGTGTCTCCGGGCCGCGAACGAGGGCCAGCGCGAGCTGTGGCGACAGGCCCGTGACGAGGGCCACCTCCCACGCAACCAGCACCGTGTATGGATCGCGACCCCGGATGACCGCGTGCGCCCGGAGCACGCAGACCGCGACGGGTACGTGGTCGGCCTGGAGGAGGAGTGGCCGTGGGGGACGGAGCCCGGGGCGGAGCCGAACTGCCGGTGCGCGCAAGGGCTGACGGATCAAGCGCCATGAAGACCCAGTACAAGGTCCTCCAGCTCCGCGGCGCCGTCCGCGCGACCGAGGTGCGGACCGCGCGCCACGAGGACCGCGAGTGGATCGTGGTGCCCTGCATCGCGCTGGTCGGCGATATCGTGGTTCGCCCAATGGGCTCGGAGGGTCCGGAGTTCGCCCCGGCCGCGGTTGTCGCGGAGGCGCCGGACCAGTGGAAGGGCCGCCCGGTAATCCCAGACCATCCGACGGACTCGACCGGTCCGATCTCCGCAAACGAGCCGCGCATCCTAGAGAGCCAGGTCTATGGCAAGCTGTTCAACCCGAAGTACGAGGGGGGCCGCCTCAAGCTCGAGGCTTGGCTGGACCCGGACCGCGCCCGGAAGATCGGCGGCGACGCTCTCCGGGTGCTCAAGGTTGCCGAGCGAGCGCTCGAGGGCGAGGAGGTCGAACCGATCGAGGTGAGCGTCGGCGTCACGGTCCAGATCATCGAAGAGGGCGGCGTCGCCCCGAACGGCGACCGCTACGAATGGAAATGGCAGCACTACTGGAGCGACCACCTGGCCGTCGGGCTGAACGGCGCCGAGGGGGCCTGCTCCGTGAACGTAGGCGGCTGCGGCGCCTTCCGATCCGCGCGCGCCGCGGTGCCCGAGGGCCACCTGCCCGCGCTACGCAAGGCGGTCGAAGCCGCCCTGCGCGAGACGGTCGGCGAGTTCGTCCGGGTCGTCGAGCTGCGCCCCGAGAGCCTCGAGGTCGTCTACGAGACGGCCGGCGAGGTCCCCGGCACCTGGCTGCGCGGCTACACGTGGGACGAGGCGGCGCGCGCCGTCGATCTGGACAACTTCGCCTTGCCCGTTGAGCCCGAGAAAGATCCAAAGCGCGGCGCCAAGCAGCCCTCGCGGCGCACGGCGTTCCGCGGCGCAACCCCCCCGGAGGTGAACGTGAAGGACAAGAAGAAGGCGCCCGCTCCGGCATCCGAGGCCGGAGAGAAGCGCGGCGCCGTCAGCGACGAAAACCTGCGCAACTGGATCCACGAGGCGCTGGTGGAGGTCGAGGGAGACGCCGAGTACGTCTGGGTCGAGGCGATCGACCAGGCCGAGGGCTCCGTCGTCTACACGGTGCGCTACGACAACGACGCGAGCTGTGACTTATACCGCCGCACGTTCTCGCTCGACGGCGAAACCGTGACGATCGGGGATGAACGCGCCCGCGTGCGCCGGCGCGTGGAGTACGAGGAGGCTCCCGAGGAGCAGATGGAGGGCGCCCGCGGCGCCGCCGGCCTGATCAGGAAGCTCGCCGCAGTGCTCGGAATCCGCCAGGCCCAGGAAGACGAGGGCGTCAGCGACGTGGACCTCCGCGAGATGCTCTGGAAGGCCCTGCGCGCCTCCGTGCCGGGGTTCCACGACATCTACGAGGTCAAGCCCTCGACCGCGCTCATCGTCTATACCACCATCCCGGAGGACGACATCGTCTGGTGGCGGCAGACCTTCGCGCTCGACGAGGAAAGCGGGACCGTCGCCCTGAACGACGACGCGGAGCAGGTGGAGCCGGTTACGCAGTTCGAGCCGGTCGTGGCGAAGGTGACCGAGCCTACCCAGGCCGAGCTGGACTTCCAGGCCGCGGAGAAGCCGTGCGCCTGCAAGAGCGAGAAGACGGCGGCGAAGGCCGCCGCGGGATCACCGGGTGAGGGGCTAGCCGCCCGCACCCAGAACGCGGAAGGAGCAGAGGAGATGAGCGACAAGGCCAAGCAGAAGGCGCTCTCGGACCTCATCGGGCGGCTGATCGCGCTGGAGGCGTCGCCGTTCACCGAGGACGACCGGGAGCATCTGGAGGCATTCGGGGGCGACCGCCTCCGAGCGATGGAGGAGACTTACGCCGACCCGCCGGGGGACGAGGATGGCGACGACGACGCGGCGGCGGACGAGCCGGACGCGGAGGCGCCGGCTGCGCCCGCGGAGGAGCCGGAGAGCGACGGAGCCGCGGCGCCCGCCGACGGCGGGGCGCCGCCGGCCGAGACCGTGACGCTCTCTAGGGAGGAGGTCGACGAGATGCGAGCGGCCTCGCGGGCGTGGAAGCGCCAGCAGGACGAGCGCAAGGAAGGGCTGGTCGCCGAGCTCAGGGGCGCCCAGGGCACCTACGCGGAGAAGCGACTCCGGGCGATGTCGCTAGAGCAGCTCGAGGAGGTCGCGGAGCTGGTCGGCCTCAACGAGGAGGAGACGGTCGCCCCGGCGGCGGCACCGGCCGCGCGCCGGGACTATTCCGGTCGCGGATACCCGCGGTCCGCCGCGGCGGAAGCCGACGAGGACGGCCCGCCCCGCCCCTACACCCGCGCGCTCGAGGCGCGCCGTGAGCGCAAGGAGGCCAACTGATGGCGATCACTCCGGGAGTCCCGAACACCGTCCATTTGGGCGGCCCCAAGACCGAGATCATGGACCTGGTGGCGATCGAGACGATCACGCCGGGCATGGTCCTGGAGTACCACAACGACTCCGGCGCCCTGAAGTGGGGCGTTCACGACTCCGCCGACACGGCGGTGGCCGCCTTTGTCGCGATCGAGCAGACGGAGCGCAACAAGGGCGTCGACGACACGTACGCCGCCGGCGACCTGATGAAGGTCTACCACCTCGCCCCGGGCGCGACGTTCTGGGCGATCATCCCCTCGGGGCAGAACCTGGCGCCGGGTGCGCTGCTCCAGTCCAACGGTGACGGCAAGCTCAAGGCCGTCGGGTCGGGCGTGGCGAAGTTCGTCGCCCTCGAGGCGAAGAACGTCACCGAGGACACCCGCATCCGCGTCGAGGTCCTCTAGGGACCTGAGGAGGAACAGAAGACCATGAAGAACAAGGCAACTCGCTTCAACCCGCGTCGCGGCGCCCAGCTCGCGGCACCGGGACCGTACCGGGGGTTGGCTTCCGCGGTCCAGGCGGCCGGATCGCTTCACGTGATTCGCGCCCTGGCGCCGCTACCGAAGGACGCCCAGGAGCTGATCGACGACGCGGTAATCCGCGTCGGGCTCGACCGGCTCGTCATCGTCCAGGACTTCATCGCGGAGGGCCTAACCTTCCCACTCCCGGACTGGCTCGCGGTCCCCGAGTTGTACTGGGAGAAGACCAACGCCCCGGGCCACGCCCGCCGGGTGATGGTCCCGAAGGCGCGCGGGGAGCGCCAGCTGCAGGACCGGGAGGGCACCCGCATCCCGATCTACGCCACGATCGAGGACTTCTCGATCGGTATCCGCGAGCAGCTCGCCTCCGCGCGAGCCGGAGCGCCGCTCGACACCTCGGGCATCGTCGAGGCGACCCGACGCGTCAACGAGGCGATCGAGGACGCGATCATCAACGGCGGCCCCACCGTGGGCGGGTTCGCCTCGCCGGGGCTGCTCAACGCCCCGTCGCTCAACACGCAGGCGTACTCCGGATCCAACCCGGCGTGGGACCACGCGTCGAAGACCGGCCAGGAGATCATCAACGACGTCCTCGCGATGGCGGGGAAGCTGCGGGCCGCGCGTAAGTTCGGACCGTACAACCTCTACATCCCGACGGACTACGGCAACGCGCTGAACAGGAACTTCAGCGACGGCGTGGCCACGTTCGACTACACCATCCGCGAGCGCATCGAGCGGATGATCTACGGCTCGCGTGCCATCCGTGTCCGCGAGGCGGACCAGCTCCCGGACGACCGCACCGTGCTCATCCAGATGACCAGCGACGTCGCGGACGTCATCGTCGGTGACGAGCCGATGCCGATCTCCTGGGAGTCGCCGGACGGCTTCGAATTCAACCACGTCATCATGGCGTGCATCGTGCCGCGGCTCAAGGACACCTACACCAACCAGTCCGGCATCTGCGTGGGCAACACCTCGTAGAACCGGCAAAGTAAGTAAGGAGTAATGCAAGGAATGATCTACAACATCGACGTCCACCGCGACGGGAAGGTCATCTCGCTGCCGCCGTGCACCTCGTTCGAGACCCTGGTGGTCAGTCCCGGGTGCCCGGCCGCAAGGCTCCAGGCACCCGGCGTCTACCTCGAGATCCTGGCACCCCCGAGTGCCCGGGCAACCCTGGAGCTGCCGCGCGACGGGGAGCACATCTGGGTGACGAACCACAGGGGCGATACCCTGAAGCATTTCCAGTGGCCGCTCGCCGACGCGGTAACCGAGAAGGAGGCCGTAGCCGTATGAAGAAGTACAAGTTCATCGTCACCGCCGGCAACCACGGTGCCTACGACGAGGCCGGGAACCCCCTGAAGTTCGGGCCCGGCGACGAGATCCTACTGACCTACGCGGAGGCCGCCACCAAGCCGTGGGCCAAGCCCGCACCCGGCACCCCGACCCCGCCGGCCGCACCCGAGGCGGAACCGGAGGCTACCAAGAAGGAGTCGAAGAAGGTCCCCGCGCCTTCCGACGCGGGCGGCTTTGGGGACTGGGCCGGCTTCCTCGACGCGCACAACGTCACGGACACCCGAGCCCAGATCGAACAGCTCGCGGACGCCGAGCAGGTCGCGGCGCTGCTCACCGCCGAAGAGTCCCGCGAGAACCCGCGCAAGGGCGTGGTCTATGCCGCCGAGGATCGGCTCCGCGCCCTGGGCGTCTCGGGCGATGGCGGCGCCGGTGGTGAGGAGGCCTGACGGGCGATGGCGCTCTACAAGCTAAGGATCCGCTGGGGCCGTTGGGAGGGCCCGCCGGGCAACCGGCAATACGTGCCGTACGCGCCCGGCGCGGAGGTCGACCTCTCCGAGGAGGAGGCTGCTGGATTCGCCGCCGGTCGACTCGAGCCGGTCGCGGGTAGGCCGGTGCCGGCGGTATCCGAACCGCCCGCGGGGCTCGTATTACTCCCCGCCGGTACGGTCCGCGAGGTCGAGGAGGGGATCTCCGATATCGAGGACGCGGGCGCGCTCCGGGCGCTGGCCGCCGTGGAGCTAGGCTCTCGGCAGCCGCGCAAGGGCGTGCTCCGCGCGGTCGAGGCGCGGCTCGGCGAGCTCGCCGAGGACGACCCGGCGGAGGAGAACGAGGACCCGGCCCACGAGGAGGACTAGCCGTTGCCCCTGGACGCTACCACAGGCGGCACGAGCTCTAACTCGTACCTGGACGCGGACGAGGCCGCCGACTACTTCGCGGAGCGGCTGCACTCGTCGGCGTGGACCGCCGCGTCCGCGGGTGATAAGGACGCCGCGCTGATCCAGGCTACTCGCGTGATCGACGCGCGGGTCTGCTTCGCTGGTATGGCGACCACCGCGACCCAGGCACTCCGGTGGCCTCGCTCAGGACTCGTTTCGATGAACGGCTATCCGCTCGGTGACGACGTGATCCCGGACCAGCTCAAGGACGCCGTGTGCGAGCTGGCGCTGACGCTGCTCGACGGAGACGTGACGATCGAGAGCGAGATCGTCACCCAGGGGATCACGAAGGTCAAGGCCGATACGGTCGAAGTTGGGTTTGATACGGCCAAGGCAACGACGCGCGAGGTCCCGAAGCACGTGATCGAGATGCTCGTTCCGGCTTGGCTGTGCCCGCCGCGCGTACCACGCGTGAGCGCCCGGGCGGGGGTGACCTGATGGGATTGGGCGATACCCTGCGCAACGCCGTCAGGATCGTGGACTCCGTGACCGCGGACATCCAGGCCACGGTCCAGCACGAGGCGTGGATCGGGCAGGACGGCCGCGGTAAGCCGAGCTACGCCGCCGCCGTAGCGCGTGCCTGCGCAGTCTCCATGGACCAGCGGCAGGTCGAGGACTTCGAGGGTCGGCTGCGGATCGCCCGGACGCGCCTGACCTTCCCGCGGGACATCGCTCCCAACGGCGCGACCGGACGCATCGAGCCGATCGACCCGCGGGACCGGATCACCCTGCCGGACGGTACGACCGGGCCAATCCTGAACGTGAAGGGGTTCGTCGACAGGGCGACAAACCGGCCGTTCGCGATCACGGTGTTCTTGGGCGAGGCGACGTAATTGGCGTTCGAGAAGTTCTTCACCGCCGACCGGCTCGCACAGGTCCTGTGCTCCGTCGACGAGGGATTCTGCTCGCAGGCGCCGGACGGCCGGAAGTTCGCCGAGCTCTACGCGGCGACAGCGATGTCCGGTGGTATGGGCTCCGGCGCCGGAATCAGCGGGACCGGGAAGCTCGCCGTCGACGCTGGGGGCGTAGCGGTCTTCGATCCCTGTGTAGTGCGTGACCGAGCGCGGGCTTGGCTCGGCGAGGTCTTCGAGCGGCTCGCCGGAGACCCGGAGGGCGAGGAGGCCCGCGCGGTCTACGAACGCATCCGAGACGACTTCGCACCGGCGGCGGAGGAACCCGACGCGTGACCCGCGCCGCCGTCATCATGGCCGCCCGGCGCGCGGAGCGCTGGATTATCGACGCCGTCCGGTCCGTGCTCGACCAGCGGTTCGGCGGGGAGATTGTGCTCATGGTCGGCGTCGACGACTGCCCGCGCACCTCGGCGGCTCTCACCGCGCGCGGCGTCCGGCACTTCCGCTCCGCGGAGCACCGCGGTCCGTACGTCGTGCGGAACTCCCTCATCATTGCCTGCCCGCCCAGGGTCTCCCACTACGTAGTCTTCGACGCGGACGACGTGATGGACCTGGACTACGTCGAGCGGTTGACCGAGGCCGCCGGCGAGGACGGGCTGTCGGGCTGTGCGCGCCGGATCTGGCGAGACGAGGACGGCCCGATACCTGCGGACGCCGCCGGCCTGCGGACCGCTCCCTTCGACACGGGACGCCCGACGATTTCGGCCTCGGCGTGGGCTCGACTCGGCGGCTTTGCCTCCTACCTGGTAAGCGCCGATACAGACCTCTGGTGGCGGGCCCGGGACATGGGCCTGCCGCTACGGACGCTCGAGGCCGCGCACTTCACGGCCCGGCTTCATCCCGGATCGCAGATGGCGGCGCCCGAGACGTGCCTGACCTCGCCTCTGCGCGCCGGGATCTTCGCGCGTATCTACGAGGGTCTTCGCGCGGGCCGGCTCACTGTCGAAGCGCCGGAGACCGTGGCCCTCGAGGAGGCGGCGTGAACGCAACGCTCACCCGGGACGGCTACGTCGGGCCAGACCTCTTCCTCGACCCGCGCAAGGCCGCGGAGGTCCTGGACGGATGCCGCCGCCCGCACCCGCGGTGCTGGTACAAGGGTCTGGCCACCGTGAGCCCGGCGGCTGCGCGGGTAGCTCGGCACCCGTACCTCGTAGCGCTCACCCGCGACGCCCTCGGCCCCGACGTCGTGCTCTGGGGGGCGCACATGCTGAGCCGCGGCCCTGGTGAAGCGCACCCATGGCACACGGATATCGAGACGGCGAATCCCAGGGGGCGCTACGTCACGGCGTGGATCGCGCTCGAGGGCGGCGGCGAGGGCTCCGGCCTGCGGGTAATCCCCGGTTCGCACCTCTACGGCGTGTCAGTGCAGGAGGCGCGCGCCGACACCGGGGTAACCCGGAGCGGCGCGGACGACAACGCAATCTTGAGGCTTGCGCGGCAGTTCGACCCGGCGGCGTCGATAGTGGAGGTCCGAGCGGAAGTCGGCCACGTGGTGCTCTTCGACGGCCACACCTGGCACGGATCTCGTAACGACACGGACGCCGTCCGTACCGCGCTGATCCTCCAGTACGCCGCTGCGGACTGCCCGGTGCGGCGGGCGGACCTCTCGCGCCTGGACTGGCCGTTTCGCTACAGTGCCCCGGCGCCGTGCATCCTGATCGCGGGTGCGGCGCCCGCCGGCGTGAACACGGTAGTCGAGGCCCCGGCGTGACCGGTATCTATCCGTTCGCGGCGGACCTCACAGCGCACCAGGTGCGGCCGTGGGCGCCTCACTTCCTGATGGACCGGCCTACTCCGACCTGCGGGCGGCTGTCCGTGCACGTCTCGGGACTGATGCCCGGAAAGTGCCCGCACGCGCCGCACGTCCACCCGGAGGAGGAGTTTCTGATCGTCCTCAAGGGCGAGGCCGGCTTGGTGATCGCCGACGGCCCAACCGCGAAGGGCGCCCGGATCGAGAAGGTGCCGGCCGGGGGCGGTGTCTACTACCCGCCGAGTCAGTACCACACAATCCGCAACGACGACGCGGCACCGATCGAGTACCTGATGGTGAAGTGGGTCGGCCGGGGTACCGAGGCCGAGGCGCCGGCAACGCAGCTCTTCCGCTACTCGGACCGCCGCGAGTCGACGGGCTTCACGCCGCTCTGCGCCCTCGACGGCCCGGCGTTCCGTCTCTGGCGGATGCATACCCACCTGACGCTCCTCGGCGCCGGCAAGGGCTACCCGCCACACGCCGATCCCTACGACGTCGCCTTGGTGCTGCTCGAGGGTACCGTCGAGACGCTTGATCAGCGAGTCGCGCCCCCGGCGCTCATCTGGTACGACCGAGGCGATCCGCACGGCATCACGAACGTCGGTGAGGGCGTCGCCCGGTACGTCGTCTTTGAGTTAGAGGGCCGCCGATGAGTGCCCTCGACAAGCTGGCGACGACCGAAAAGGAGCTGGTCTGGTGCGCGGAGCGCGCCCGGGGTTGCCGCTACGTGATCGAGGTCGGGGTCTGGCTCGGGCGCTCTCTCAAGGTTTGGGCCGACAACATCCAGCCGGGCGGTGTCGCGTTCGGCGTGGACGCCTGGTCGACCGAGCACTGCGGCACCGAGAACATGCGAGAGAACCTACTGCGGGTCGGCCCGGAGGAGGCGCTCGAGCGCTGCCGCGAGACCGTGGCCGATCACCTCGCCGCCGGCCGCGTCCGGCTGGTGCGAGCGCCCGCTGTCGAAGCGGCGCGGTCCCTGGATCCCGGCGCCGATCTCGTCTACCTCGACGCTGCGACAGAGGAGGCCGAGACCGCCGCGCAGCTCGCCGCCTACGAGCCGCTGGTGCGACCCGGCGGAACGATCTGCGGACACCACTACCTCCGCCGCGCCGGCGCGCGCGTCGCGATCGACGCCCGGTACGGCGACCGCGCCCAGCACGACGGGCAGATCTGGTGGGTAACGCTGTGAGGCTGGCCGCCGCGATCATCACGGTGGACCGCGGGGAGACTAATTTCCTCGGCGCGACGCTGCGGAACCTGGAGCGCTCGGGGTGGTTCTCCGAGCCGGAGGTGCCGCCGCTGTGGGTGGTCGACTCCGGGTCGCCCGCGGGCTACGTCGAGCGGGAGGCGGGAGGGCTGGCCGCACAGCTCCACACCGACCTTCCGGCCGAGCGCCGGAGCCTCAACGCCAACGCCTCGCGAGCGCTTCAACTAGTGACGGCCGAGGATGTCGACTTCGTCCTGATGATGCAGGACGACATCGACGTCTGCGCCGACTTCGCCGGCAGCGTCCGGCGCTGGCTTGCAGACCACCACGACGATCGGTGGCTGCTCTACTCGTTCGGCACGACTTGGCCGCCGATCCAAGAGGCAGCACTCGCCGGCCGGGCGTCGGCCCCCTACCCGATCAACCAGTTTTTTGGCACGCAGTGCTATGCGCTCTCGATGCAGCGGTCGCGGCAGCTCGAGGAGTGGTTCGAGCGCTCATGGCCGAAGCTCTCCTCCGATGCGAAGGGGCGAAACGTCTACGACGACATCCTGCTCCATCGGTGGGCTGCGGAGACCGACCACGCCGCAACGCACTTCCTGGCGTCGGCGCCGAGCCTCGTACAGCACGTCGGCGACGTGTCGTCGATCCAGAACAAGCCATTTACCTTTCCGAGCTGGCCGGGGCGGCAGTGGAGCTACGAAGGGAGGAGGGCGGCGTGAAGTTCTCCTTCGATCTTGACGGCGTGTGCTACGAGCGGCCCGAAGTCTCCACCGCCTTCGCTCGTTCAGCATATCGGCGAGGCATCTCCGATCAAGAGCCGGTGGTTCGCTTTCCCGAGTTGGCCGGGCCGGGATTGGTCATACCAAAGCAAGGCTAACCAAGCAACGCAGCAGGAGGTCCAGTTTCAATGCCTATGAACCTTCGTCCGACACGGGATGCCGCCGGGATACACTTGCGCGTGCTTTGGGTGGGGGACGCCGCCTGCTCCTCCGGGTTCGCCCGCGTGACGCATGCAGTATGCGATGAGCTGTTCGCCGCCGGACACGATGTCGCAGTCGTAGGTATCAACTACTACGGCGACCCGCACGGCCATCCGTACTCGATCTACCCACCGCGGCAGCCGTTCGACGGCGGCCGGGACGGCTACGGAGTGACTCGTACGCCGGCGATCTCCTACCGGTTCAAGCCGGACGTGATCGTACTGCTCAACGACCCGTGGAACGTTGAGCCTTACCTCGACGCACTGAGGGGCTTCCGTGAGCGCAGCGCCGAGCGCGGCTTCTTGGTGCCTGAGGTGCCCGTCGTCGCGTTTATGGCCGTGGACGCCAAGAACCAGTTCTCGGCGCCCGCGCTCAACCGGTGCGCCCACGTGGCGACCTGGACACGGTTCGGGGCCGATGAGCTAAAGGCGGGGGGCTACGAGGGCGAGCCCTCCGTCGTGCCGCTCGGCGTAGATTCCGAGAAGTTCTACCCGGGGGACCGTTCCGAGGCCCGGGAGAAACTCGGCCTGGAGCCGGACGCCTTCTACGTCGGGGTGGTGGGTAGAAACCAGCCGCGCAAGCGTCTGGATCTCACGCTAGAGGCGTTCGCGGACTGGGTTCGCAACAACGACGTTCCGAACGCGCGCTTGCTGCTGCACGTCGCGCCGACGGGAGACCGGGGCTTCGACCTGAAGCCGCTAGTCAGGCACTTCGGCCTCGAGCGGGGACGCGTTCTTCTCTCGACGCCGAATACCGGGGCGGGCGCCCCCGACGAGCAGCTGAGGTTGTTCTACTCGGCGTTCGACTGCTATCTCACCACCACCCAGGGTGAGGGTTGGGGCTTGCCGTGCCTCGAGGCGATGGCCTGCGGTACGCCGTGCCTGGTCCCGGACCACTCGGGCCTCGGGGACTGGACCGGTAGCGCGGCGGTGAAGGTGCCGTGCTCGGCGATAGCGGTCAACGCCCCAATCGGGGATCTCGCGTATACCGTCGGTGGCGTCGTGGACCGCCGGGCGGTCGTCTCGGAGCTCAACACGATGTACCGATCCTCGGCGCACCGCGACACTTACCGCCGGCGCGGGCTCAAGCTCGCGGCCTCGCTGCCCTGGTCCAGGACGGGTTGCGAAATGCGCGAGGTGATCGAGGCGGTAGCGCTTCAGTTCGCACCTGGACAGGAGGCAAAGGAGGAGGGGCTAGCGAGCGCGCCCTCCGCGGACAGGGAGGAGGCCGCAGTCGCGTGAGCGTAGTCGCTAACCTAACGGTGAACGTCGATCAGCTTCCCGGGCTTGTGTTCAGCCTGCGCTCGGAGATGGCGAACCTGCTGCGCGCCGCGGCGCAGGGCGAAGAACCGTTCGTGGCGCGCCGGCTCCGTGAGATCGCCGCGGCGTTCGAGGTGGGTGTCGGCCCCGGGGAGGTTCGTCGTGGCACGGGCTAGGGACTCATCGGGCCGCTTCGTTGGCGGGGACTCCGCGTTCACCATAAAGGGCGTCGGGGCGATGCGCGGGAAGATCGACAAGATCGCTCTGGCGTTTTTGGTCAAGGTGCTGGGCGCGCTCTACGTCGAGGCGGAGCTGATCAAGACCCGCTCGCAGAAAGAATTTGTCCCCGTCGACCTCGGACCGCTCCGTAGCTCCGGCCATGTACAGCCTCCGCGACGGAAGGGTCGGGAGATCGAGGTGACGATCGCGTTCGGTGGAGTATCGGCGCCTTATGCCTTGGCAATTCACGAGCACCCGTCACAGTACAGTCCGCCCAGCTGGCGTGGCAAGTCCGAGGGTGAGATCAACTGGTCGCCAAAGGGGCGCGGCCCGAAGTATCTGGAGAAACCGCTGAACGAGGCGCTCAAGGACATGGACGCACGGCTGGCAAGGCGGCTCGCGCTGTGACGCGCTACGTAGAGATACTCGCGTTGCAGAGGCCCTTTCCATACGACGTGGACGGGCTGCGTCGCACGCTGTTCTCATGCAACTACACAGCGCTCGCCGCGGCGCCCGTGACTAGCTGGGCGGATGAGGTCGTGCGGCTGATCGAGCTTGCCGGCCTCGGCACCTACGGCTCGGATATCTTCATCGGCCCATCCTTGGATGCGCCGGCCGGCGACGGCCCGTACGTCCACGTGGTCGACACCGGCGGTATCCCGCCCAACGAGACGCACAACGGCGACAAATACGAAAGGCTCTCGGTACAGATCATCGTGCGGGCCGCCGACGCCCTCGCCGGCGAAACGCGAGCTGTCGCAATCTGGCGTGCCCTTGACGGCCGCCGCAACCTAACCGTGGCCGCCTAAAAACAAGCAAACAAGCGGACGACGAAAGGAGGCCCCCGGTGAACGAAACGTAAATGAAGCGGCTAGGAGCCGCAGGAGGAAGCAGACATGACTCAGGCAGTCGCAGGCCATGGCGCTACGATCGCCATGGAGCTGGACCCCACCGGCTCCCCGGGGGACTTCACCGTCATCGCCGAGCTGAACGGGGACATCACGTTCCCGGAGCTGAGCCGCGGGGAGACCGAGGTCACCCCGCACCAGGACAACATCGACTCGTGGGTGCTGGGGATCCTACGCCGGGGACCGCTGTCGTTCTCGGTGAACTGGATCTTCGACGACGGAACCCACGACCATCTCACCGGCCTGCTCAAGTCGATCAAGGACAACCAGGTCCGCGGCTACCGCCTGCGCGGCCCCGGCGGCACGGACGACACGGACGAGTGGCTCGCCTCCGGACAGGTCCAGGCCGTCACCCAGACCAACCCGGTCCGGGAGGGCGCGCGCACGAGCGACGTCACCGTACGACTGAGCGGCCCGATGATCGTCGACGGTGTCCCCTACGGGGCGTAGGCGCCAGCGGCAAAAGAAAGGAAGCTAATCCTAACCATGAAAGGAACAATCGAAGTGAACGACGTAAGCAGCAGCACCGCCGAAGTGGAAGTGGAAGCGCCCCCGGCCCACCTGCATTCCGCGGGTCGCCGTCCATCGCTCCGGGCCGAGGACCTGATCGGCCTCTCGCAGAGGCTGAAGGCCGTCACGGTAAACGACCCGGAGGACGGCAGCGAGTTCGGCACGGTATATATCCGGCCGATCTCGGCCGGCCAGATGATCGATTTCATGAAGGAGCACAAACGCGACGAGTACGCCGCGGGCCTGAAGTTGATCGCCGCTGCCGTCGTGGACGAGAATGGGGAGCTGCTCTTCACCGAGCAGCAGGCCCGATGGATTCCGTTCAAGACGTTCGGCGTCCTGCAGGGCGCCGTACAGGACGCCCTCGGGCTCGGAGCGGCCGGCAACGAGGGTGAGGAGGGAGCCGAGGACCCTTCACGGGCGATGGCGGAGAGTGGCGACTCTTCCTCTATCGCCTAGCGCTATCACTCGGGATCTGGGACGTTGAGGATTGGCTCTACCGCATCTCCTGGCAGCAGGCGCGAATCTGGCTGAAGTACTCCAGGGTCGAGCCATTCGGCGAGGAGCGAGCTGACCTCAGGGCCGGGATAGTGGCGTCAGTCGTTGCGAATGCTAACCGAGACCCGCGGAAGGGTAGGGCGTTCGAGCCGAGGGACTTCATGCCCGAGTTCGGGCCTGCCGCGATCTCCCAGGGGGGTGGGCGCCGCCGCGGCGCCGGCAAGCGTGACCCGCTTACCGATCCGGAACACTGGCGGGCCCTCAAGGCGCGCCACAAACGGGATCTGGCCCGCGCCGAGCACGGTATAAGACGATGAACATCGGGACCGTCGAGGGGACTCTCAGGCTACGCGACGAGTTCACCTCGCGGTTGAAGCTAGCGGCGTCCCAGCTCCAGGAGACGGGCAAGCGGATGGAGCAGGTCGGCCGGGGGATGTCCTCGGCCGGCGCTGCCCTAACGAAGTCCCTTACACTGCCGCTGGCCCTGATCGGCGGGGGCGCCGTAAGGGCGTTCGGAGACTTCGACGCTGCCATGACGAAGTCCCTGGCCATCATGGGCCAGGTGGACGAAGCCATGCGCACCCGGATGGCGACCGCGGCGCGCGAAGTGGCCAAGGAGACGAAGTTCTCCGCCACGCAGGCGGCGGAGTCGTACTTCTTCCTGGCGAGCGCGGGCCTCGACGCCGCCACCTCGGTCGCGGCCCTCCCGAAGGTCGCCCGGTTCGCACAGGCCGGCATGTTCGACATGGCGCTCGCCACGGACTTGCTCACGGACGCCCAGTCGGCGCTCGGCCTTACGATCCGAGACGACGTCACGGCCAATATGGAGAACCTTGCCCGCGTCTCCGACGTGCTGGTAAAGGCCAACACGTTGGCGAACGCCACGGTCGAGCAGTTCTCGACGTCGCTCACCACGGAGGCGGGCGCCGCGCTCAAGTCCTTCAACGTCGACGTCGAGGAGGGCGTGGCGGTCCTCGCCGCGTTCGCGGACCAGGGCGTAAAGGGCCAGGTCGCCGGCACGGGCCTGAGCCGCATCTTGCGGTTGATGACTACTGCCGCCGTCGAGAACGCCGACGCGTACGAGCGGCTGGGAGTGGAGGTTTTCGACTCGGCCGGTAATATCGTGAACCTCGCCGAGATCGTCGAGGACCTGGAGCAGGCCCTCGGCGGACTAAGCGACGCTGAACGCGTCGCGGCCTTGCAGGCCCTGGGGTTCCAGGCGCGAATCCAGGGCGTGATCCTACCCCTGTTGGGCACCTCCGACGCGATCCGGCGATATGAAAAGGAGCTGCGGGCCGCGGGCGGAACGACGGAGACGGTGGCCGATAAACAGATGGAGGCCCTGCTGGTCAAGCTCGGGCTTCTAAAGGATAAGTTCGTAGACGCATTTATCACCCTTGGTTCAGCTATCGCTCCGTCTATCATTGCCTTTTCAAATACCGTTCTAATCCCGTTGATCGAGCTTCTGGGCCGCCTGAGTGAGCGGTTTTCAGACCTGCCGGCTCCGGTCCGGCACGTGGCCCTGGTGGTGGCCACGCTCGCGGCGGCGGCGGGGCCGGTCCTATTCCTCTCGGGCCAGCTCGTAGGGTCCTGGGCTACGCTCGTACTGTTCGCGCCGCGTGTCGCCGGGGCGATCTCGCTAGTTGGCGGCCGGTTCACCGCGCTCGCCGTGGCGGGCGGCCCGTTGTTCCTGGTAATCGCGGCCCTGACCGCGATCAACGAGCTGATCAAGAAGGTCGGGGACTCGTTTGTCGAGGAGACGAATCGCATTGTCCAGCAGACGAACCGATTCCGCGAGCCGGTAGCGGCGCTCGCGGAGCAGGTCGAGTCCGGGATCATCGACGTAGCCGTGATCAAGCGGGCGGAAACGGCTTTCAACGAGCTGGTCGACGAACGCATGAAGGCCCAGAAGCGGCTGGAGGATTTCATCGAGTCCGGCGGGAAGAAGCTCGCGGAGCAGGGCTCCCGGAGCCACCAGAAGCGCTTGCATGAGCTCGAAGCCGAATCGAGCCAGTACGAGAACCAGGAGGCTCAGCTCTACCGGCTCATAGAGCGGGCCAGCCTTTTGGCTAAGACCAAGTCGGACGGCGCGGGCGAACCTCCCATCCTCGACAAGAACGATTTAAAGGCGCAGGCGGAGGCGCTCGACCTGGTCCTGGGCATCCTTTCCCCGCTACGGGAAGCGTCGGAATCCCTGGCGCGCCAGAACGAAGCGCTCCAGCTGGCCAAGACCGCCGAGGAATTCGAGCTGGTGGCCCTGGCGGTGGAGATGGGGATCGATCCGGTAGCCGCGCTCAACGAGAGCTTCACGGTGGCCGGCATCAACATCCGGGAACGCCTCGAGAATATCCGCGACCTCCGCAAGGGCGTGGACGAGAACACCCGCGCCTGGGAGGAGTGGGAAGAACAGATCGGCGCCGCGGCCGATCGCTACACGCGGATAGAACTGGACCCTAAGTTCTTCGAGGGGATCGAGCTGCCGGATCCGATCGAGCCGTCAGGCTTCTTCAACGGGGCAGCGTTTGGCGACTACTTCGAGCAGATGGGCGAAGACCTCAAGGATCACATGTCGAGCGGCCTGCAGGAACGGCTCGACGCCATCTGGGCGAACTCCGCCCGTAATATGCAGGAGGCGTTCGGCGACGCGATCACGAGCTTCTTGCGTCAAGGCGAGGTGGATTTCGAAAGCTTTTTCGACACTATCGCAGGCATTGGCGCCACGATGCTCAGCGAGCAGCTATCGGCGGCGATCACGGCGATCTTCCAGGGCAACAAGGGCGCGTTCGGCGAACTCCGGAAGTCCATGGAGCAGTTTTCCTCTACGGCCTCCGGGATGGCCGCGCTCGGGCTCGGTACGATCGCGACGATCGCGACGGCCGAGAACCCGGACTATGCCGCGGTAGGGGCCGCATTGGGGGCCGCCGTCGGAGCGGGGCTCGCGTCGTACGCCTTGGGCGGCATGGGCACGGCCCAGGGCGCCGCCTGGGGAGCCCAGATCGGAGCGATGCTGGGCTCGATGATCAAGAAGGGGGCCCCGAAGTTCTTCGCGACCTTGGAGGGTGAGCTCGGCCAGGTTGACTTCGCGGGGTCCCTCGCGGCCCTGGCCCCCGGTATCGGAGACGAGCTCCAGGCCGGGATCGAGAAGGTGGCCGCCCACCTGGGCGGTGAGTTCCGGTCCCTGGCGGCCGGGATCACCTTCGAGACCCGCGAGGGCATGAAGGTCGTGGTGGGCGGCATCGCCCATTACTTCGAGAAGGGCGACTGGGCAAGCGGCATCCAGTTCGCCATCGTAGAAGCCCTCAAGCGAGCCGATATTACCGGGATCAGCGCGGAGGCCAAGGCCGCCCTGCAGAATACCGTCGCCGACACGATGGAGGAGCTACTGTCGGACCTGGACTTTGCGCGGTTCGTCGAAACACTCGGCATGGACGAGGTCGCCGTCAAGCTCGATGATTTCGCGCTGAAGTTCTCCGAGACGTGGACCCGAATGGTCGACCTCGGGATCGACGGCGCGGAGCGTCTCGAGCGGTGGGCGGTGGAGTCGCTGGAATCCCAGCGGAACGCCATACTTGGGATTACCGAGACCGAGGAGGAGCGTATTCGGCGCCAGGCCGCGGCCTTCAACCACCAGCTGAAGATCCTGGAGGCTGAGCAGCTCGCGCGACGCGCGGACCTACTCATGCGCCGGGCGGAGCTTGAGGCCGATCTCAAGATTTCCGAGGGGCACGCCGCCCTCGTGGAGCACCGGCTGCGCGTTGACGGGGCGTTTTTGGCCGCCGAGTCGGAGCTAGTAAAGGCGAAGATCGCTCTCTACACCGCGACCCTCCAGGCCCTGGAAGCCATCGACGCCCTGCTCGCTTCGCTGCCCGGCATGGAGATCTCCCTGGGGGATGTCAACGCTGCCGTACGGCGGGCCGGCGGCGGCTTCAACAAGGCCAAAGCCGACGCCGAGCGCCTGGAAGAGATGCTCGCGTCTTCGGCGCGCCAGGGTATGGGCGAGTGGCAGGGGCGGCTCGTGGACATCAACGAGCACTGGGACGATGCAATCCCACTCGCCCACAAGAACGCCGAGGCGCTGGAGCGTATCGCCGACGCCCGCGAGCGCGAGACGGCGGCCCTGCGGGAACAGCTTCGCACAGAGGTCGAGCCGTTCCTGCCGGGGATCCAGCTCGGAGGGTTCAGCCCGGACGGTTCGGCGCTCAACGTCGATACCGGAGAGTGGGCTGCCCGGGTGGAGGAGATCATCGGGTGGTCCGAAGATCTCGCCGAGGCGAACCTAGCCATGCTCGAGGAGACCGGCATGGCCGCCTTCACGGCCGAGGAGCTGGCCGCCGCAACGCATATGCGGATGGTAGGCCTCGCTGAAGAAGCCATTGGGTCCCTCGGCCTGCCCCTGGAGCAAACGCGTGAGCAGCTCCGCCAGCTCGGGCAAGCTTTGGCGTTTTTGGAAAGCCAGGTTGCCGCCGGGATCATCAGCCAGGGGCGCTACGCGGATGTGGTGGCCCAGGTCGCGCAACAGCAGTTCCTCGCCCTCGGCGACGCGCTCCTGGGGTTCCTCGATCGCTACTACGGCGACGTGGCGGGGTACGAGGACTTCCGGCAGCGCCTGGAGATGACCCGCTTCCAGCTCGAGCTGGCGAACTTAAGGCTCCAGTTCGAGCTGGTCAAGGGCCTACGCATCCTCACCGACGAGACGGTCGCCTTCATCGAGGATACCTTCGACTGGATCGACGCTAATTTGCCGGAGTTCCCGGTCCCCGGCACGGGCGCCGGCGGGGGCGGCGGCGGGCTCGCGAACGTGGTGCCGATAAACTCGCATCCGGACTTCCAGCGCGAGCGTGACCGAGCCCGGGAGATGCTCGAGGGGTTCCGTCGTGAGGGCATGGACCCCCTGACCCGCGCCCTAATGGAGCTGGAAGAGAGTTTCGACTTTATCCGCCAGCAGCTCGGGAACACGGCCGAGGTCCAGGCGGAGTACGCGGCGGCCCTCGAGCGGATCATGCGGCAGCACCTGGAGGGGATCGCGGACCTCCAGCAGGACCTGTTCCTCGGATCGGACAGCCCGTTCTCGGTCGCGGACCGCCTCGCGACGTCGCGCCAGCTATTCGAATCGGCCGTCGCGAGGTTCCAGGCCGGCGACCTGAGCGTGATTAGCGAGATCCCCCAACTCGTACAGCAGTATTTGGCCGCGGCCCGGGAGTTCTTCCCGCAAGGCTCCGCCGGGTACGAGGCGATCTTCCGCCTCGTAAACGGATTCTTGAACGAGGTGCTGGCGACCGGGAACCTGCCGGGCCTACAGATCCCCGGCCCGCCGCCGGCCGGCGGCTCACTACCGGGTCTTGGCCCGGGCGGCGCCTCACCGTTCCAGGCGCCGGGGGGTAGTAGTGGGCAGCAGCTCTACTCTATCGACGGTGGGCAGATCTCACAGGCCCAGCAGGATGGTAACGCATTGCTACGCTCGATCGATTTCCGGATGCGGGATCTAGTGGTCCTGCACCGGGACGGTAACCGACTACTTACCAACGCCCGGCCAATGGCCTCCGAGGTGGCCTAAGAAATGGGTAGCCAGCCCTATCTATTCGCCGAAGGTCTTCCATCCACGACCGCCGAGGACTCCCAGCCGGCCCTGCAGGCTTGGGTAGACGCAGCACAGCAGGTTACCGGCGTGTCCCGGCTCGTACTCCCTCGCCGACGCCACCTGCGGCTCGATGCCCCGCTGGTCATCCAGCACGGTTCAGCCAGCCCCGCGGATCCCCGGCGAGAGCTGTCCCTGGACGGAAACGGCTGCACCCTGCACCCGACGTTCGGGGGTGGGCCCGCGGCTGCGGCCGTCGTCGTGAAGCCCCGATGCCTGCGCGCCGATGCCTCCACCGGCCGCGGCGAGGCGCAGATTCAGATCCGGAGCCTGGGTGTCGCGGCGGACCTCGAGCCGACCGCAAGGGCGCTCCAGTGGGGAGAGCCGGGATACCAGTGCTCGGCGTTCCCATGGTCGAGGCTGGAGGACGTATTGGTCGACGGGTTCAGCCGGGCCGACGCCGTCCGCATCCAATCCGCCCGGCACGTAGCGCTCCGGGATGTGGTACTGCGGTCCGGGGCGGGCCTACAGATCGTCAATGAAACACCGGGCGACTTCTGCGGTGACCTAAGCCTGTCGAACGTCGAACTCGCCGGCTCGACCGCCGTCCGGCCGCTCGACGTGATCGCGGACGGCGCCACGCTGACCGAGGTCCGTGGCCTACACCTGGAACGCGTGACGGTCTACGGGGCGGGGGCACGGATCGTGACCAAGAACGCCGGCCGGGTGGCCGATGTGACGTGGGTCGGCCCGCACTTCGACGGCCCCTCCGCCGCCGCCGGCGAGCACGCTCTGGAGCTGAACGCCTTCGGTACCGCCTCCCAGATCATGGGGGTCGAGCTGTTGGGGCCGCGGGTGACCAGCTACCTCGGCTGCGCCCTGAGGCAGATCGGCAACGGGACGTTCCGCAACTTGGCGTGGCGGGGCGGCGAGGTCCGGACGGTCCGGCCGCAGGGCACGCTGCCGCAGGCAGCGTTCGTCTTCGCCGCGGGCGGGGGTTTCCGGCTCGAGGGCGTTCAGGCTTGGGGCTGCGAGGCGCAGGCGCTGGTGAACGTCCAGGCCGCGGGACGGCCGGCCACGAACTGGTCCGTGGATCGGCTCAGCTCGGAGGCCGGCGCGATAGGAACTGGAGTGTTCGTGACCGTGGCCGCGCACGACGGCTACCGTATCGTAGGGTGCCGCGGCGAGTGGTCCACTGCGGTGTTCGACGGTGGGACCGGAACGAATAAGAGCGTGGGGGAGAATCTAACCCTGGTATCGTAAGGGAGGTGGACCGTTATACTTCGAGCTAGGGGGGCCAGGGGGGGTAA